TCCCAATGTTCTTGAACAGAGGTCGGGGCCCCAGTGAGAGTTCTGGGAACCTATCTCCCCGCACAGAGCTTGAGTGTGCAGTGGAAATCTTCAAACCGGTCTTAAGCCGGACCTGAGATCGTCAGGTGGTAATACCCGAGGTTTACCACCGTCCGTCCTTCCCAGGTGCGTGGGAGTCAGACTCACCACGCGAAGAATAGGATTGAACAGATTTTAGCTGTTCCCCAAGCGGGAATTGTTAGTTTCTTAGTAAGTCATTTCCTCGGTGTGATTTAGTAAGTAGTGTTATCACAGCGCGAGGGCAGCAAGGCCGCCGGACATGTACTGAGCCGCCGCACGTGATGTGACCGCTCCGATAGCGGTCTGTGCGACTCGTAGGCCAGTATCGGCCAGCTTCGACCAATCAAATGAGCTCCCTTGAGAGATCATGTTGTCGGCGAGGCGGCCACTACTCAGGCGCTTGTTGGACACATCGTCAAAGACATCTGATGGTGTCTGTTGGAGTGCCGCAATGGCCTTTGGACCCGCGATGGGCGCCACGTGGCTCCTGGATTTACCTCGAGCCCCGTATCCGATCGCCTCGTAGTGGCAGAACCACTCCCACTCGAAGGGAAGTGACTGTCCTGCCTGTGCTTGGATGAGCACACAGAGAGGCTGGTAATGAACCGGATCGGTCGCAGCATTGGCATTCATCTGGTAAGATTGCTCACCAGGACGGACAGGTTGCCAGCAGGCAACTGTCCATTCACGGCTGAGGTTCTTCGACTTACATCTGTCAAGAGCCTGGCAATTAGCCACCGTGTAATTGATCGTGTTGAGGTGATTCGGCTCTTCGAGAGCGAAGGTCCTACCACTCATGTCGATCTGTTTGCCAATGTAGCGAAGGCGAATTCCGCACCCTACGATTCGGGCCTGGACGTTACCGCCTGTGAGGTCGGTGTTGACCAGTTCGGAGTTTGAGTACGCCGCCACGTTGTGTGTGGCAGTTAGCGTATCTCCGGTCCCGGACCCGTCAGTATACCATACTGCGGGTGCATCCTTGGTGACGGAAGTGGAGGCAACGATACCTCCAAACCCATTGCTTGATTGCGTCATGCCCGTGCCCCGAGCGAAGACCTTGCGTTTGGCAGAGTCTAGGCAGGGTAACATCGGTACACAGGCGCCCGCCTCGGTATTGAATGGATCCAAGACGGTCTGGGTGTAGTGCTTCGCGCACGCATGCTCCATTGGGGAGTGCCCAGGGTTGAGTAGCGCTCTGAATCGTCCGGCCTTCACAGGCTTAGCGATCTTTGCTGCTATGGCAGGGCGCAACCCTGCCTTCGTTTTGGTGCCAGGGCGCGACCCTGACTTCGTGTTTCCTCTTCGGGATTTCGTCATTTCTTGGTTGCTCGAGATTCTTTCTTCAATCAGGAACAACAAAACTTAATGGGTGCTGCTGCACCCACTGTTGTACTGATTGGCAGCCCAGGCGATGGACTCCCAGAAGACATCCGGATCGATGGTTCGACTCCGGACATAAGGAAACGAGAAAATCTCAGTTGGGTAAGTGTGGACACATTCGTCCTCCACTACCAACTCTCCCGGCCTTTGAATGCGACCAATCCTCGGATTTGGTGCAATAGGCGGATGAGTGCAGACACGGAACCTTTTGGGCCCTCGTGCCAGAGATCGGATCTCGGGTTTCCGTAGTCGGTATTCCTCGGGTTTGCCCGAAGGAACTTCTGAGAGTATCGGATCAGCCAACTCGCCGGGGATCTCCCTGGCATAGGTTGACTCATGCTTCCATACCTCCTGGAATGGCAAGCGGTAACGCTTCTCGGTGGTAGCATCAGTTTTGTCTACCACGGCCACAATCGCGAGCGACTTGAGTGGTCCTGCTTCACGGAAGCTGTTGCACAAGGCGGATGCCAAGTTCAACTGATGCTTCGTGACGGCAACGAGCGGTGTTCCATTCTCCTTTATCGGGATTTCATTCGGCTTCCATGGGAGCTCGAACCCGATACCTCCACGTTCACGTGGTAGGAACAGGTTAAGGACACCGGCCTTAGTCCAGGTCATGGGCTTTATGGTGGATTTGTGGTAATGCAGGAAGCGCTTTAGGTAAAGCTCTTTGTCCTGCGCCCCTCGTATAGAAGAATTGAACTTGTCCCAAATGGGCAAGCGTTGATAGTCATTGCGACCATCGACCTTCGATTTGAGGAGGGATCCGACGTTGATGCCACTGTACTTCTTGAAGTGGAAACCGTCGGAGCGCTTACTCTCCACCCACAACTCCGAGTCTATTGTAAACACTTTCGGATGGAAATAGTTCTTGCCAACGGACTTCTGTAGCCCGAACAGCTTGATAGTTTCTTCCCAAACAGCGTAATGCTCGTGAGTTGTCTTGAACAAGATATCATCACCGTGTATGAGACAGGGAACAGAGCGCACATTGAGTGTGCACCCATAGTGTTCCTCCAGGCTTTGCCAGTAGGCGACAAAGTTGATGACACATAAGATAGGAAAGGATAAAACCGAACCCATCAGTTGGCCATTCACTTGCTGAACGTCAGGGATGCCAGTCCACTTTGGGTACTGGACAATCTGTTCGTAAAGCTCGTCGCGATACAGTCTCTTACAGGCCTCATTGACCCTTTCAGGGGACGTGCAGTTGAGCAGCGTCTCAAGGGCGGCCTTGGTATGATGAATCGAAATGGAGTCAGTAGCAGACTTGTAGTCACCGGAGCACCACCACATGGGGGTGTCAGGCGTAAAACTGTCTTGTTTGCTATGGAGCCGAACACAAGCGGCGTTCAGCCGCGTGACCATCCTGTGGTCTGTGTTTGCTTTGTTAAGCTTAAACTGCCAGAATCCATCTAGGCAGTCGGCCATCTCTCTTTGTAGAGACTGACTCAGCCACTTTCTGTGGCACGGACCCTTGGTAATTGTTCGCAGTTTCAAAGGTTCGATGATACCTTCCACCATCACCGTACGGTTCTTGGGATCCTCTTCGTTGTACAGCGCAAAGACCTCCTCCCATGTGGGGGAGTAGTGCTGCCATTGATAGAATATTTTCCCTTCCGGTGAAAGGCACCGTGTCGGAACTGTCTGAACCCGTCCCGTCTCCTCGGACTCGGGCCAGGTCCAAAATGGGCTTACTTCGTCGATCTTCTGCGTCTTTAAAAAGGCATCTCGTATGCCGAGACGGTCAAAGAAGAACCACAGTTGCTCATTGACAATCGCCGACTGCACCGCAATTTCGCGGGCATCGAACACCCTGTTTTGTTCGAAAGCATATTGGCTTCCGCCTCCTTCCGACCGTGGACACTCGAGAGTGGCCGCCGGACCGGGGGGCTTGAACAGCACAGGTTTGTACTTCTTCCAACGGTCAATCCAGCGTCCTTGGGTCCACAGCATTTTGTACTTAGCTTGGTGTAGCTCAGTAGCTGGTGGACCGGCGCATGGCGTTTCCATTGTTTTCCGATGCTTTTTGTAAGCTTCCAGAATGAAGTCCTTTGAAATCTCTTGACAAGCCTTCTTCACCCCCTGGAGGAGGTTGAAGGCGTTCCTTATATTTCTTAAGTCACGCGTGCCCTTGAGGCATCTTTGATGCATGAACTTTCGGAACTTACCAGAGAAAAACACAGGCGTCCTGGAGCTGTCCGGTGTGTCCGGCAGCGTTTCACCCAGGATCTGCGACATTGGGGCGGCGGTATAGTATTTTATCCAAGCCGTTTGCTGGCTCTTGTCAATCTTGACGAGGTGCCTGAACGGAGTGGTTGCTGTGTGAAAATCTAACTTCCTCGCTTTGGCGTAGGAGTCTTCGATGACACTCAGGTACCCGCAGCAGAAGTCTGCCGCGGCCCGCCATGACTCACAGTCCCCAATCGTGGGAACCAGAATCACCTTCGAGTAATTCAGTCCAGTCGGCTTGATACCGTCTTCGGACTCGGATGCTTGGGGTTGCCAGGTTCTTACTTCACCCAGCTTCGTGGTTACCCTCTCCAGGGCGACACTTTCGAGCAAGCTTTTCGGCAGTTTTACTAGCCAATTGAAGCCGCTCTTCGTGTTTGCCACGAACGCTAAACGACCTTCCTTCTTGCCGGACGGGCAAGGGAATGGGGGGGTCGAATCTGTCCACATGCCAATTGTGGATTGGGCAGATATCCTATTCAAGAACTGTAATGCGTTTTGTTGAGGGGAGAGTTCCTCTTGCATATTCGTCTACAGTACTGAACAAGGGCCACTCTGCGGG